AACCGTTCGGGGCCAAGGTGCAGCGAGTACCCTATTACCTAACCCGTGGAGGAACCATATGAAATATTTACTAGCCCTCTGGCTGGCAGTCACAGCCCCCTTCGTTTATGCCACCTGTACTTACAGCTCGTACTGCGGACCTAATGGTTGTGTCTATTGCTCGACCTGCTGCTACGGGAACCAGTGCAATACCGTTTGTAACTGATGGCCGTTACTAAGCAAATACCTTCGCTTAAAGATTGGGGTGGTGTCCAAAACGTCCAGAAACGTCTGGGCGGGTCGGCCACCATCGCCAAGAACAGGGAAGCTGTCGCCTACTCATTGCTGACTATTGCCAATACCAAACTCACCGACATCATGGAGTGGGATGAACAAGGCAATATTAAGGTCAAAGCCAGCAAAGATATTCCAGAACACGCACTGCAAGCGATTAAGTCCATCAAGGTCAACGAGCGTCATGACAAAGATGGCGGGTCTGTGCGGACATTGGACATAGAACTATACGATAAAGTCGGTGTGCTTCGTATACTTGCCAAGGCCAGTGGTCTACTGGATAGCCCAGAAGAATCAGATAAGCCGTCCGTCATTGGCATTAATGTGAAGGCTCCGGACATCATCGACATGGAAGATATTAATGAAGACCAAAGAGGCTAGTGCCAAGGTCATGCCTGCGGCAGGGCTAAACTTGGACTTTTCCACTAGCCCAATGGTGTGGAAGTTCTTGCAGTCCAAAGGTTTTGTGCGTGGTGTCATGGGACCAGTAGGATCAGGTAAGTCCTATGCCTGCTGCGCTGAAATCATGATGAAAGCCGTACAGCAAGCACCTAGTCCTATTGACGGGATTAAGTACACCCGCTTTGCTATTGTGCGAAACAGCTACCCCATGCTGAAGACAACAACGATTAAAACATGGATAGACCTGTTCCCAGAAGCAACCTTTGGTCCGATGCTGCATACGCCGCCGATTACCCATCATATCAGGCTACCTGCCAGAGACGGTGCTGCTGGCATCGACTGCGAAGTCATCTTCCTTGCGCTGGATCAACCAAAGGATGTGAGAAAGCTGCTCTCTTTGGAGTTGACAGGGGCATGGGTCAACGAAGCAAGAGAATTGCCAAAGGCAGTGATTGATGGACTAACCCACCGGGTCGGTCGATACCCATCAAAACGTGATGGCGGCGCTACTTGGCACGGCATTATTATGGATACCAACCCAATGGATGATGACCATTGGTGGTTCAAAATGGCAGAAAAGGAGAAGATGAGTGGGGCGTACAAGTGGGAGTTTTTCCGTCAACCCGGAGGTGTCATCGAAGCAGACTTGGCAGAATTACCAGACAATCCTGAAGCAAACGATCACATATTTAGTTCAGGACGGTGGTGGAAACCTAACCACAAAGCAGAAAACGTCTCTAACCTCCCTGCTGGATACTACCAACAGATGCTCTTGGGCAAGAACCTCGACTGGATCAGATGCTACGCCGAAGGGAAATACACCTACGTCCAAGAAGGCAGACCCGTCTGGCCTGAGTACGACGACAATATGATGTCAGCCGACTTGGATTACGATCCAAATCTGCCCATCCAAGTAGGACTCGACTTCGGTTTGACACCAGCAGCAGTCATCGGTCAGAAAACTACCGCTGGAGCATGGCACGTTCTGCATGAGATCGTCACTTTTGACATGGGACTAGAGCGTTTCGGCCAGCAACTGTTGACAGAATTGAATGCCCGGTTCCCCAAAGCCCAAGTCATGATTTGGGGTGACCCCGCCGGTATGCAGCGAGACGCAATTTACGAGGTAACCGCCTTCGATCACCTTAGAACACTGGGGTTACGGGCGCAACCAACCCCAAGTAACGACTTTAAAGTACGCCGGGAGTCAGCCGCCATGCCTATGCAGCGTCTAATCCAAGGTAAACCGGGGCTGCTGGTAGATAAATCCTGCAAACTCCTGCGTAAATCGCTGGCTGGTGGCTACCATTTCAAGCGAGTATCCGTCGGCTCTGGTCAAGAACGATTCCGCGATGCACCAAACAAGAACGAACACTCCCACGTAGGCGACGCCTTCGGCTACCTGCTGCTGGGTGGGGGTGAGCACCGCAGAATGACCAAAAATTCTGACATAAATTCCCGTACCTATACCGCACAAACCATTGCTAATAGTGATTTTGACATCTTCGCATGATTGCAATACAGCTAAATGAACTGGTCAAACGACCAGAAGCCACCGTATTTGTCCCATATTCACCAGACCACCTAAGTTATATAAAGACTAACAACCCTGACATAGAGGCTATGCGTGGCTCTGGTGGATTACAAGAAACCGTGGACGGGCAAGCTAGTATTGGCGAGGCAATTACAGTCATAACTCACGGCAGACCCACCGGCATATTTGGTCTAGTCCCAATTTGGGATGGCTTAGCTGAACTCTGGTTTATTCCAGACGAAGCACTCCGCATTTACCCTTTATTTATGACCAAGGCTGCACGGGCATTTATTGATATCTGCGCGATATCAAAGCGTTTACATAGAATGCAAATTACCGTAAGGTGCGACCATCGGCAAGCAGTGGGTTGGGCTAAAACCATTGGGTTTACAACAGAAGGAACAATGGCAAAGTATGGCCCAGATCAGAATGACTTTTTTATGATGAGCATTACGAGGTAATTATGAGCGGACTATTTGGTGATGGTGGCGCAAAAGCAGCAAGGGCGCAGATGGCGCAACAAGAAGCGGCAAATAAGCGTGAAGAAGAGCGACTAAAGTTGCAAGAAAAACAACTTGCTGAAGAAAAAACTATTGAAGCCAAAAGAATGCAATCGGCAATAAATGTTCGTCGGCGCGGCGGCGCACGGTCTTTGCTGGCAGCAGAACGTATGAATGCAGAAACTGGATTGCCAGAATTAACCCCTATCGAATAAGGAGTCATTATGTCAGGCGCAGTCAAACAAGTTGGTAAATTATTTGGTGGCAAAAGTTCCGCTGCACCGGCAGCACCACAAGCAGCCGCACCACAAGCAGCCGCACCAGCATCGGCTTCTGAAAAGCCAAGAGTTGCATCACCAGAAGAGCGTGCTATTGCATTGCGTCGCCGTCGTGGGACTCGTTCCCTGTTGTCAGCAGAGCGAATTGAAGCTGAAGCTGGTCTTGGTGGTCAACAAACAACTCTTGGAGGCTAATCATGCCCGGTCATTATGGATCAAAAGACAAGATGAAAATGAAAGTCTCCAAGGTTATGCGCGAGTACAAGTCGGGAAAGCTAAAATCTTCGAGCGGCGAGAAGGTCACCTCACGCGATCAGGCTGTTGCCATTGCTATGTCTGAAGCAGGCATGAGTAAGGAGAAAAAGAAATGAAAGAAGTTTGGGACAAACCAAGACCTAAAGACTTAGGTGAGCCTAAAAAGCTAACGCCTATGCAAAAAGCAGCAGCAAAGCAAATGGCAAAAAAGTCTGGTCGTCCTTACCCTAATTTAGTGGATAACATGAGAGCCTCGAAAGGGAAATAATGTTTAAGGTCGAATTAGAAGTCGAGAAGAATGGCGAAGAAGAAAAAGAAGAAATGAAAAAGCCTACGCCATTGCAAAAGAAAGTGGCGCAGATGATTGCGAAACAGAACGGTCGCAAGAAGCCCAATGAGATGGACATGATGAAGGCGGCCAAGATAGAAGAAGAGGAGGATGATTAATGCCTGCTCAAGTACAAATCCATGATTGCCCTCTCCCATATCCGTTTGAGGTAAATCTTGCCCGTGGCGGGATTATTGCCCACAAGTCATTGTTCAAGTTTGGTTTTAACGGTGATGTAAACGGAGCAGAAGAAACTATTTGGTCACGCGGCGGAATATATGTTTACCCCACCGTTGCCGAAATCAATACTTTATCCAGTACATCAGCTAACGATACAGCTAATGGCACCGGCGCAAGAACGATTACGATCTCTGGCCTTGATGCAAACTACAATGAAGTCACAGAAGTAATTTCTCTAAACGGTCAAACGCCCGTTAATACGGTTAATTCCTATATCAGGATTAATCGAATGTTTGTTACAACGGCTGGGTCAGGTGGAACCGCAGCAGGAACAATTGCGGCAGGAACAGGCACAGTAACCGCTGGAGTTCCCGCAGTTTGTTACGCAGAGATATCAAACTCAGATAACCAAACGCTGATGTCTGTTTGGACAGTTCCTGCTGGCTACACTGCCTACATATATCGTGGGACAATATCAAATGCAACGGCTACTGGTGCGCAATATATCACAGGTAGATTATGCTTTAGACCGTTTGGCGGTGTATTTAGAACCGCTGCAAAGGTAACCCTACATAATCAGTTTGTTGATTTTGATTTTGGTATTCCTATTGTCTTGCCAGAAAAGACAGACATAGAAACAAGGGCAGCATCAACGGCAACAAACAATGCTGTATCTGCAACATTCACAGTGATGTACACGAAAAACTGATGAGCAAATACAAAGACCCTGAAGGTGGATTGACTGAGGCTGGCAGACGTAAATTTGAAGCGTCAGGCGAAAGCAAGAACTTGCAGCCGGGAGTCAAGGAATCTAGCCCATCAGGTGAAAAAGCCAGACGCAAAGGGTCTTTCTTAACACGTTTTTATACTAACCCCAGTGGTCCATTGGTAGACAAAGACGGTGATCCTACTCGGTTAGCACTTGCTGCAAACGCATGGGGAGAACCTGTACCAAGAACGGCAGCATCCGCTGCACGGCTTGCCGCCAAAGGCCGCAACCTGTTAGAAAAATACAAGTTGGATAAGGAAGATTGAAATGGCTTACTCGGTTGATGAGATTGTAAAACGACACAAGTCCGCGCAAGCGAAGAAGGAACTATTCCGCGACTTGTACGAAGACGCTTATGAGTTTTGTCTACCGCAGCGTAACCTTTATGGTGGCGAGTATGAAGGCAAAAGCCCCGGTCAAAAGAAAATGGCGCGGGTATTTGACTCAACCGCGATCAATTCTATCCAGCGTTTTGCTAACCGTATGCAGTCTGGTGTGTTCCCTCCGCAACGCAAATGGTGCAGGCTGGAACCCGGTCCGGAAATACCAGAAGATCAACGCTATCAGGCACAAGTTGTCTTGGATCAGTACACAGAAAAACTGTTTGCTGCATTAAAACAATCTACATTCGACATGGCGATTGGTGAGTTCTTGCTGGACTTGTCAATTGGCACAGGCGTTATGATGGTTCAATCTGGTGACGATGCCAGTCCATTAAGCTTTACCCCTGTCCCACAGTTCTTGGTGTCTTATGAAGAGGGCGCTAATGGCAATGTGGATAATGTGTATCGCAAGATGCGAATCAAGGGTGAGGCGATTGCCCAGCAGTGGAAGGGCGCACAGATTGATGGTGATTTAGCCCGAATGATTGAGAACAAACCAACAGAAGATATTGATCTGTTGGAAGCTACCATCTTTAATGTGGCTCGTGGGGACTATCACTATTGCGTGATCTATGAACCAAGCAAACAAAAAGTTTATGAAAAAGCATTAAAACGCAGCCCGTGGGTTATTAGCCGATACATGAAAGTGGCTGGTGAAATTTATGGCCGTGGTCCTGCGTTGACTGCTCTGCCAGACATTAAGACATTAAACAAGACCCTTGAGTTGCTGCTGAAAAACGCTTCGCTGGCAATCTCTGGCGTATATACGGCTGCTGATGATGGCGTATTAAACCCACAGACAGTCAAAATTATCCCCGGTGCGATTATTCCTGTGGCGAGAAACGGTGGTCCGCAAGGCGAGTCTCTCAAAGCGTT